GAAGAAGAACCCCGCGTCACTGTCAACGATAGCGTCCTACCATTCTATGTGTTTGAATGGGGCAGCACTATGCTGGGAATCCATCATGGTCATAAAGTCAAGAACGAGAGCCTACCGCTTCTTTTTGCGGCACAGTTCCCGCAGCAATGGGGCAGGACTAGCAGGCGTGAGATACACTGTGGACATCGCCACCACAGGGACGAAAAAGAATATAACGGCGTAACTGTGGTTCAGCATCCAACCTTGGCAGCGCGTGACGCTTATGCTGCGCGTGGAGGGTGGATTGCTGATCGAGCAGCCTGGGCGATAACGTACCATAAAAAGTATGGCGCTGTAGGCAGGGTTATGATAACCACCGAAATGCTTGAAGCAGACTAGATTTTCCCGTCATCGCTGCGGCGGTGATCCCCGTCACCTTCGGGTGGCGGGATTTTACTCAACGAAGCGTAAACCAAGTGTCCGCAAGGTATCTTGCCCACGATCAAAATCTTCCTTTTCATAATATGGGCCACCACAGCAGTCTGGATCGCTACATGAGTTGTCGCCCAAATAGCCAAGCATATCAGAACAAGCCTGATGAAGCGCACTTAATTGGTTAATATTAATATTTCGCCATTCGTCTGTCATTTGCGTTCCCATTCGTGTTTGCAGTCGGGGCAAAGCCACGCGACGGTGCGGTCACGCTCTTGTGAGTAAAGGCCAATCTGACGTTTCCAGCGACCTGTGGTTCTGGTCGCGCCATACATTTCAGCGGTTTCGTCCGCCTTTTCCTCGTCTTGGTATTGGTCCATAAACGTCTGCCAGATTAAGCCTCCGTCGAGGTCGGTTGAACAGTTCGGGCAGGTGTTTGGCTGGTCTGTCATTTGCGCTTGTCCCGTATATAAAACCAGTCAGCCCAAGAAATACGGCCAGACCTACTCCCTGAAAAATAGAAACAGCTTCTACCCTTGCGTTTGTCAGCCATCTCAATGCGCTTAGTTTGGATTGGATTGGTCATTTGCCTACACCAATCTAGTTATGAATGAAACGCCGCCCACAGTGCGAATCCTGAACGTCTTTCCCTTGCTGATTATATAGCGTTTCATTTGCTTTGCCCTTTCTCCCGCTCTGCACGGCGCTCTGCAAAGGTTTTTCCATCTAAGCCCCTAAGAGGCCATGCGCTATCAGATGATACACGGTAGGGCTTTCCCATAGGCGCTGCTTGCTGTGCTTTAATCATCTGCCAATCCTTCTGGTGCTGGCTGCAAGCCTTCCATAAACTTTGCCCAGACTGCTAAAGCGCCTGTTATGAATGGGCCATCATCCTGCTCACCATTTCTGATTTGGCGGATAAATTCTGCATTGCCGTGCATCATCTCAACGCGATCCGCGACAATATTTCTAAGTTCGATTAATGTCATTTTAGAATGTCCTCTCCGTTGCGAACATAATTATCATTGCAGCGAACCATATTACGGTCAGCCAAAATTGAGTCTTTGTCATCTTGGTCATTTTACACCTCGTGAAGTTAGGTAATCAAAGCGTCCGCCATCGTAATCGTCTGGATGCGGTGTAGCTACATCCTCTTGCAGAGGATATGTCTTGAGCCTTTCAGCAAGTTCTTTTGCGACTTCCCTGTAAAATTCTATGCGGCGCTGAACCCGTTCTGCTTCGGTTAGATTATCAGTTATCATAACTCACTCCACAATGGCGGGGCATGGCCCCTTGGTTGATGCCCTCTTATAAAAAGGGCCTTTTAATGTGTAAAGCACTTTTTTCATAACAGACAAAAATAATGGCGGGAAGCTTATTGCCACCCGCCATTTGGCTTAGAATAATGTAGGATGTAAGCAGAACTGCCAGTCGTATTTCCTGACGATCGCCTTGTAGCTTTCGGGCGTTAGCGTATGATGCCCAGCCTTTAACTGCGCCTTCAACAATGCCCTGGATGAATCCACGATAGCTTGATTGCTTTGCCTATAGCGATGCTCCAGATATTCAGACGGTGGAGGAATATTCCTAGTGCGTGTCGGCAGTTCATTGCGTGCTTTAGAGAGCATTTTTTCTTCCCTTTATGCTTGGCGAATTTTCGCCAGTTCTGCTTTTGCAATAAGCAATGAATTTCGGCATATTCAGATTTTCTTTTTGCGTTCCCCATTTTAGATTTTCAGCCTTATTGTTTAAGCCGTCTTCATCTAAATGAATTACCACCGCTTTTGGAAATGGTGCTAGGCCGTGGAATGCCTCACAAATCAAACGGTGGATTTTTAAATTACCGCGCTCTTTTTGAAATATGCCGTAATATTCATGCCTTGCAGTTTTGGTTGCTTTTCTTTTGCACCCATATGTCGGAACTGGCGTGTATGTTCGCCAACCGCCATATGGCATTTGCGCTGTGCGTTCAGGTAGAAGCACACGACCCCATGATGAAGCCATCATCCCAGATTGCGAAGGTATAGGTTTCCATATTTCTTGTTCCATACCATTCGCAATCGTTTAGAATTGATACGTTGTCAATCCTAAAATGGGCAATCATCGTCAAGGTCATTATTCCAAGTGGTATGTGAACCACCATCAGCTTGAACTTGTGAACCGCCATCAGCTTTGGCTTCCGATCGCGGCGCTGTATCAATGCTGCCAACGCGCACGTTGAACTGTGGCTTGCCTTCGTATTCGTCATGCGTAAGCTCACCAGATACAAAGACCTTAGTGCCTTTCTTTAAGCTGCCAGCGAACGCTTCTGCTGCCTTGCCCCATAAGCTGCACCGATACCAAACGCTGCCAGCATCTTTACCGAATCCGTTCTTGACGCCTACGTTGAAGCTTAGAACCTTGCTGTCGCGGGTGTCGCGCAACTCAGCGTCCTTGCCTACGTTTCCTGATATTGTGATATTCTGCATTCTCTTTCTCCTTAACCGCCTAGGGCGTTCATGTATGTTTCAAGCAGGACTTCATATTCTGCCCGTTCGTGTTTTTCCATCTTGCGAAGCCGGATCACAGCGCGAAGGATTTTAACATCGTATCCGTGAGACTTTGCCTCGCTGTAAATGTCGCGTATGTTATCTGAAATGTGCTTCTTTTCTTCCTCTTGGCGCTCAATGCGCTCGATCAACAATCGCAGCATATCGTCTGTATTATCCGTCATATTCTTCACTCCATTTTACGTTGTGTTGCGCCCCATACGCATAGATAAACTCAATCAGGTCTGACATCTGGGGCTTGCTTAGTTTTGATGTTTTGAACCCTATCGGAAATGGCTGATCGTTAAGGCCCATTGTGAACATCACTTCATGCCCCAATGCTGCCATAAAAATACACTTCCAAACTTCTGGTATGTGTCGCCTTTCTTCTGGTGCTGCTCGACTAATATCTGACAGCATGGCCCACATCTTTGCATTCTGGTCATCGGATCGCTTGGCTTGGCTTATCTTAACAACTGCGTCTTGCGGCGCTTTGTCAATCAACTGGTGAGCCAATCGTCTTTGATATTCACCGCGAAGCCAAACTGTTTGCGTCATTGGCTTTGAGCCTCTTTAATCTCACGCGCCTTTGGGCTGGCCTTGCAGAATGCTTCAATCAAAGCCTCTACGTCAATGCCTTTCCAGAACGTCTGCTCACCAACTGTGTGCTGCTGATTATGATGTTGACGGCATAATGGCACAACTCGCCAATCGTCCGGCTTCTGCCCCATCCCTGTGTTGCTGCCAAGACGCACATGAGCGCACTCAATCGGCATATCCTGGCAACCATTGATCGAGCAATGGAACGATCGAATAAAGTTTAGATGGCCTTGTGAGCGCCAGCGCGATGAACGCTTTGGCTTCTTGGCAATGCGATTAGGCAGCATCTTCAAGTTCCAGGCTATACTCAGCAACGTAAGATGATTCTCCCCAGCGATTGACCACCTCAATCTTCTTGGTTTTGATTTTATGCCCAGCCTTTCGCAGATCATTAATCCTTGATGCTAGGCGATAGATGCCAAGGTCATTCAATGCTGTCATTGGACGGATTGGCCCAACAGTAAGCAAGTGATCGAAAACTCTTTCGTTCTGTGTCATGATGGGATTCCTAGCTCTGATAATGCTTCTACGTCTTTGTCAACTTCTGCCAGAAATTCGGCAACCTCTGATTCCAAAGTCGCCAGCATATCGTTGTCGCGCTGCACCCGCGCAATGTAAAGCATTAGATGGTCTGGCATTCGTGGATCGAAGCTTACGAAATCGCACCATTGACGATCGGCGCAAGCCATCTGCCATTGCATCTGGAGTATATATTTGTGCGCGATTTGATTAGTTTTGAGCACTTCTATGTGTGTGGCAGAGTTTGGGCATTTAATCTCAATGCAGCCATCTTCGCCCACAAGCCCGTCAGGGCTGGCGTGAGTGCCGATAATGGTAGGATGCTTATATAGCCCCACCTCAGTCACATCATGGCCTGTCATGAAGCTGTAGGCGATTCTGGCTTCTTCTTCCTTGTCCACTCCCCATTGCATTGCTGCGTTGGTGAATCCATCCTCCTGCTGGCCTGTGAGCCTTTCGACCACAAGCTTGGCACGAAGGTTAGCGCGTGACGCTCCCCAGCCTGATTTTGTCTTGGCTAGGGCGTCTGCCAGTTGGGAAGCGCCAAGGCTCCCACAACGTGCTGCATACCATTCGGGACTTCGTTGGATAATATCTGAGTCGCTCATTGGCTCGCCCCTTCTATTGCGTTTGCACGTTGTGTGCATATGTCGGTTTGTGTCCGCAGTTCGCCCACAACCAGAAACAGCAGAAACAACATAGCATATATCGCGCCCACAATTGCGGCTGCTAAAATTTCTCTCATGCCAGCTTCTTTTCTAATGCAGCCTTAACCGCATCAAAGCGGCTTTCCGGCAATTCATTAAGTGCGTCGATTTTGTAATGCTTGCAAAGCAAGGCTAGGTCAGTTTCCGTGCGGAACACTAATTCCGCTAAAAAAGCGAACTGGTCTTGACTTATAAACTTAGCGCGTGGTGCTGGTTCGCTCTTGCCTGTGGTAGCATCCAGAGCATCATGCTCGACAATGCAAAGGGCTGCTGTCCAGAGATAGCGCGTGGAGTAAGTCTCGCAAGCGCCAATGTTCTGTATCTCGTGACAGCCTTTAAGATTGGCTGATCCCATTGGGCTGTGAATAATAACCATCGAGCCATCTTCAACATCGACAATGTGCATCGATGCTGTGGTTTCCGAAAAGCTGATAACCGCGCACAATCCGACATCGTTAAAGATGCGAAGGGCTGGAATCACAAAGTCGGAAAGCTCGAAATATTTATATCCAGCAAACGTATTATGACCGGACTTTTTCAGCGGTAATGCATGAAAAGCAACTCGTGCTTCGTTAAGCTTTTTATGTACTGGCATTGCGGTATCTCCTTTTATTTGCCAAACCCCTTGTAACTAATTTTCAGAAGATTAAAAGCCCTTTTTATCCACAACCCAAAGAAAGTTGAATATGACTCAGGTAGAAAACGAGATTGCGAACTTTTTTAGCTATGCCAAGACGCATAAAATCAGGGCTTGCAAGATAGCGATTGAGGCTGGCATCACCCGCGTCACGCTGTCGAATTGGAAAAGTGGTCGCACTGAACCACAGCTAGGCGCATGGCTTGCAGCCAATGACGCACTCGATCGCCTAATAGAGCAGAAGCTTAACGCATGAGGCGCTTCGGAAAGTATCGTGCTGTCAAAGCAAACTGCAATGCTGGTCATACCCATGACAGCAAACGGGAGGCTATACGCTGCAATGAACTGCACGCACTGGAGGCTGCTGGGGAGATAAGTGACCTGATGATTCACCCGCAATACTGGTTCGTCATTAATGGACGCCAGCTTAAACATTCCAATGGCAGGCGCGTTGGTTACAAATCTGATTTCGAATATGTCGAAAACGGTATGCTGGTGACTGAAGATGTTAAGGGAGTCGTTGTCAGAGATTGGCCCTTACGCCGCGCTGTCTTTAAGGCGCTATTCCCACATCACGATCTTCGTGAGACCAAATAAAAATGGGTGACCGAAGCCACCCAAGTTCGTTTCGGTAAGGAGGTACCAATCCGCACAGAATACGCTATCAGCGCATTGGCTGTCAACGCTGCCATAAAATGCTTTTACAAATGCTGATTTTGAGTTATGTAAGAGCGAGCGGGGAGTGCCTGAGAAAGGGAAAGGCACTCGACCCGCTCTAACAACGCCTAGCAAGAGGAGGCATCGCTGTAATGAGCAATACACGCCACAGAACCATCACGCAAGATATTGCGTTATGAGTATCAAATTAATGACAGCAGTATGGGATAGGGAAGACCTATCATCCACGCAAAAGCTTGTCCTTCTGTCTTTGGCAGACTGGGCGAACGATGAAGGTTTGTGCTGGCCTTCTATTGAGCGACTTGCGATTAAGACCAGTATGGCTGGCAGATCGGTTCAACGCATCATTCGTGATTTGGAATCTATGGGTTTTGTCAAGCGCGATGAGGTGCTTGGTAAGGGCAATAGGTATTGGATTCACATACCCCTGACACAGTGTCACCCCTGTCCCAGTGTCACCCCACCCCTGACAGAGAGTCACCCCACCCCTGACACAGTGTCACCCAATACATCAAAGATACATCAATTAACCACCAAGTATATAAGACGGGAGCTTCCAGATTGCATTCCTGCTGATGCCTGGAACGGTTGGGTAGAGATGCGGAAGCAGCGCAAGAAGCCTTTAACGGATCGCGCATACAATCAGGCTATCGACAAGCTGGTAGCATTTATGGCTAAAGGCCAAAACATAACAGATGTTTTAGATCGCAGCACAATGAATGGCTGGACAGACCTTTACGAAATTAAGGAAATCAAGAATGGCGCAGCAAATCGGACAACTGGTCAACGTGGAAACCAAAACGGCTTTGCCGCAGCACTTCGATACGTCGCGGATGGACGAACTGATGAGCCGTTCTGAGCTTACATTAGCAGAATGCGATGAGTTACGATCGATTGCGTTAGCGATGCCTGTCGAGAACATCCCAGTCGAAACCAAAGAGCTTGCCAAGCAGCTTCAGTTTATTGAGGCAACCCTGCCAAGCAAGAACACCGACGAGCAAAGCGGACAGATGCGGACAGCAGTATATGCCAGGATTCTTGGCGGCTACACAAAAGAAGCCCTTAGCTACATGACTGAGCGCGTCTGCAAGGAACTTGATTGGTTTCCGACGCCGCGCCAGTGCTTACAGATATTGGATAGCTACACGCCGCGAACAACAAAAAAGGACAAGGCGCTTCGAATCTGTTTGAATAATACGCAGGCAAGGTTCGAGGAATTTATTATGTCGCTGCGATGCCGTGAGCCTGTCGATCTGACAGACAAGCCAGAGCGTTGGTTACGGATTGCTGAAGATCGTGGCTACCTTCGCATTGTGGATGGGGAGTATATTGTCAGGTGACCAAGACTGACGGAAGCGCCGCAACGAACTTGATGTGCGATCTGATTCGATACCAGGCTGGGAAGCTTTCGATGGATGACATACGCAAGCACTGGGCCAAAGGACGCTATGTAGGAGCGCCGGAAGCCTGGGCGCTTGAAGCCATCGCGCACGCAAAACGGCAAAAATGATACTTTATTGAATAATGCGCTTTACATATAAAATTACCAAGATTATGAGGGTGCATCAGCAAGGGAATATTTCCCGCCAACAAGGAGACTGACATGACAATTTCACTAGCCGCATTTGAACGCATCGACGGACTTCTATCAAAGCAGCTTCGCGCTGGCCCATTTGAAGAATGCGCTGATCCGCACGAATACATCCGCAACAGCAACCGCTTGTTTGATGCTTGCATTGACGCAATGGGCTTTGCTTACATGGATCAGTTTTCAAGCGCAGAACATTGCGCTGCCGCAATCGTTACAGAGGGATTGCTATACGCTGACTTTGTGGCGGAAGACGCATGAGATACGGTTCAGTCTGTAGCGGCATTGAGGCTGCAACTGTTGCATGGCATCCATTAGGATGGGAGCCAGCATTCTTTTCTGAAATAGAACCCGCGCCACGCTCTGTGCTTGCTCATCACTATCCTGATGTGCCGTGTCATGGCGACTTTACCACTATCGGAGCAGATGACTATGGATCAATTAACCTTCTTGTCGGAGGAACACCCTGTCAATCCTTCAGCGTTGCAGGACTCAGAGGCGGATTGGATGATGACCGTGGCAACTTGGCCCTTGAGTTTCTTAGGCTTGCTCAACGAAAAAGGCCCAAGTGGTTGGTTTGGGAGAACGTCCCCGGCGTCTTGTCATCTGGGGGGGGGGGGGACTTTGGTTCCATTCTCGGAGGGCTGGTTGAACTCGGGTATGGGTTCGCCTACCGAGTGCTTAACGCTCAATACTTCGGAGTGGCCCAGCGCCGCCGCCGTGTGTTCGTTATCGGATGTCTTAGAAACGCAACCAGTGCCGCAGCGGTTCTTTTTGAGCGCGAAAGCTTGTCATGGGATACTTCGCAGAGCATCAAGAAGAGACAGAGGGCTGGCGGGATATTTCCTTGCCTCACGAGAAGAGGGGCGGGAAGTCTGCGAGAAGAAGAAGGCTATGTTGTTGAGTTGTGTGGCGCAATCCGTCATCTAACGCCACGCGAATGCGAACGATTACAGGGTTTCCCAGACGATTACACATTAACGCCGCATCGAGGCAAACCAATGGCTGATGGCCCACGCTACAAGGCGTTAGGCAACAGCATGGCAGTCCCAGTAATGCACTGGATAGGTAAACGAATACAAATGGTGGAGGATATAAAATGAACCAATATCAAATCGCAATCATTGCACTGCTGGCGCTGGAAGCCACAACGCTACTTATCCTCTGGCAAACGCACGTTGACCGCACTTGGTGGAGGAACGCATGGATAAAGGACACAACGGAATTGTTACTCTTGAAACGCAACGCTTCACTGCGCGATTCAAACACGGGCCGCTTTATTAAAAAGGACAAAATCTAATGCTATACGGAACTTCCATTAAGGAACATTCATGACGCCAAGGGAAAAGAATTTAGCAGAGATTGATGCCATTGCAGAATTACACGGTTACACACTTGAAGACATTCTAGGCAGAAGCAAACTGAAGCCATTGGTAGAAGTAAGGCGGAAATGCGTTGTGTGGATGAGAGGCAAGGGCTATTCAACCACAGAGATTGGAAGAATTATGAACCGCGATCACAGCACTATTGTTCACTCATTGCAGAAGATGGCAGCGATAGCAGAAATGGAAGAAGCATGACGCCAGCAAAGCTTAAACTAGCTAGAGCCTACATGGGCTACAGCGTAAACGAGATGGCGGACGCTCTCCGCCTATCGCCTGACAATGGCGGCACAACCATTCGCAAGATGGAAGCTGGCAAGGTTCGTATCACTGGGCCAATCATGGTTGCAGTCGATGCAATGCTAAAGGGCTATGATCCATTTTGCTATTTAGACGAGGAGGAAGATGATGAGTGTTAATTCACAACAAGTAGGCGGAAACCATTACGCATCCAAAAGCGTTCAGCCTTGGCAAGTGATGGAGTCTTGGATGTCGCAAGAAGCATTCTCAGGATATTTGCAGGGAAACTGCATAAAATATCTCGCACGCTATCGTGATAAGAATGGAATTGAGGATTTGATGAAGGCGCAACACTATCTTGCAAAGCTTCTCGAAGTGGAATCCAAAGCCTTCAATCGATATGAAGTGGATAGTTGATTTTATACATTATGGACACAGTGACTAAGATGTTCTAAAAGGTTTTCACCAGACCTTATTGGAAGCTGAGATGACACCGAAGATTGAAACGCGCCTAGTCGCAGATTTAATTCCATATGCCGCCAACAGCCGCACGCACAGCGATGCACAGGTAGCGCAGATCGCAGCCAGCATAAAAGAGTTTGGCTGGACTAACCCAATCCTGATAGATGACGATAACACGATCATTGCAGGACATGGACGCCTACTGGCAGCAAGAAAGCTTGGCATGGAAGAAGTGCCAGCTATTATCCTTGACCATCTTACAAAGGCCCAGCAACGCGCCTTAGTGATAGCAGACAACCAGCTTGCCCTAAACGCAGGGTGGGACATGGATATGCTGAAGGCAGAGATTGAAGACCTAAGCCTGGAGGACTTTAACCTAGAGCTATTAGGCTTTGATGATGATTTTCTCGATGGATTGCTGGAGACAGTGCCGTCCGTTAAATTGGTGGATGAAGACACTGTTCCTGAGATGCCTAAAACAGCAAAGACCATTGTTGGTGATGTCTGGATATTGGGCAATCACAGGTTGATGTGTGGAGATTGCAAATCCTTCAACGATGTCGCAAAGGTTCTTGATGGGAAAATGATTAACCTGGTGGTTACATCTCCTCCGTATGCATCACAGCGGGAATATGATAAAGAATCATCCTTTAAACCTATTCACGTTGATGAGTATGTGGATTGGTATGAAGACATTGCAACAAACATTTATGCCAACCTAGAAAATGATGGTTCGTATTTCTGCAACATCAAGCCTAATGCTGAAGGCATAAAACGCGAGCTATATGTATTTGACTTAGTGTTGGCCCATGCGCGCAAATGGCAATGGAATTATGCAGATGAGTTCTGCTGGGAGAGAGCTGGAATACCTCAACAGGTTGCAAGAAGGTTCAAGAACCAATTTGAGCCAATCTATCATTTTACCAAGGGTGAATGGAAGTTCAATCCTGACGCAGTGAAGCATGAATCAAAGGCTGTTCCTAAAGCAAAGGGGAAGGGCGCTGGAAACACCAATGCAGCGCAACGCCAAGGCCATGTGTCTGCCGTTGATGGTAATGCGGTTGCAGCAGGAATGGCTTATCCTGGTAACAGACTGCCGACCTTTCAATCTGAGGCATTAGGGCATCCGGCTGCTTATCCGGTAGGTCTTCCAGAGTTCTTTATAAAAGCGTATACTGATCCTGATGATGTCGTTTTCGATCCGTTCATGGGGAGTGGTTCAACTCTGATGGCAGCGGAGAAGAATGGAAGAAACGCATATGGCTTGGAATTAAGCCCATTGTATGTGGATTTAATCATTAATCGTTGGCAGCAATTTACAGGCAGGGAAGCTGTCCACGCAGAGACAGGTGAGACATTCAATGACTCAAAATAAGTTGACTGCAAAACAAGAATTGTTCGCTCAATGCATTGCTGATGGCATGGGGCAAGCAGATGCTTATCGAACTGCTTATGACGCTAAGACTGGATCTGATGCCAGCATTTATGTGCAAGCATCCAACCTGATGAAAAACCCTAAGGTTGCTATAAGGGTTGACGAATTGAAATCTCAGGTGGTCGAAAAGCAATTATGGACACGCGAAATGTCTGTCAAAGGGTTGATACAAGCGTATCGTATTGCCCAGGATGCAAAGACATCAACAGGCATGACAGCAGCCGTTAAAGAGCTAAACGTAATGCATGGGTTCAATGAGCCGACTAAGCTTAGTATCACTGGCAGCATGATCCAGCGCATCCAGCGTGAAGTTATTGATGACAACGCTGAAGATTAAAACACCGCGATGGTATAAGCCATTCTTGCAGCCCAGCCGTTACAAGGGCGCACATGGTGGACGAGGAAGCGGGAAGTCGCACGCCTTCGCTGAAGCCATGATTGAAGCGCACGTTATCGATCAGACGCGCCGCTCTGTCTGCGTTCGTGAAATACAAAAGTCCCTAAGCCAATCAGTCAAGCGCCTACTGGAGCTAAAGATTCAGCAGATGGGCGTGCAATCCTACTTTGAAGTGCAAGAGACACAGATTAAATCTGTGCATGGCGATGGCCTAATAATCTTCCAGGGGATGCAGAACCACACAAGCGATTCAATCAAGTCTCTCGAAGGCTATGACTGTGCGTGGGTGGAAGAAGCGCAGAGCTTATCGCAACGCTCTCTCGACCTATTGCGTCCGACAATCCGTAAGCCAGACAGTGAGCTATGGTTCACATGGAACCCGCGCAACAGCACTGATCCGATTGACGCACTGCTTCGTGGGCCTAATCTTCCGCCAAGCGCAATCGTGAAAGAAGTAAACTTCCGCGACAATCCTTGGTTCCCTGACGTTCTCAAAGCGGAAATGGAATACGATCGAGACCGTGACCCTGACAAATACAAGCACGTTTGGCTTGGCTCGTATCTCAGCAATAGTGAAGCGCGAGTATTCCGCAACTGGACTGTGGAGGAGTTTGAAGCACCTGAAGACGCAACGCATCGCTTTGGTGCTGACTGGGGCTTTGCTACAGACCCAACAGTTCTGGTTCGATGCCATCTGATAGGCCGAAAGCTTTACGTTGATTACGAGGCTTACATGGTAGGCTGCGAAATCGTAAACACGCCAGACCTGTTCCTGACGATACCGGAATCAGAAAAGTGGCCCATTGTTGCTGATAACGCTCGACCCGAAACAATCAGCCACATGAAGAAGAATGGCTTTCCAAAGATTATGCCAGCCGTCAAAGGCCCTAAATCTGTAGAGGAAGGCATTGAGTGGCTGAAGAACTACGATATTGTTGTGCATCCGCGCTGCCAGCATACGATCGACGAGCTATCTCTTTACAGCTATAAAACAGACCCCTTGACAGGTAATATTATTCCTGTCTTGGAAGATAAAGATAATCATGTGGTGGATGCCCTGAGATATGCTTGCGAAGCTTTGCGTAGAGCAGCGCCTAAGAAGCCAATAGATGCAATGCCCATGCCAACGCTGAATAGGTGGTAATTATGAAACCTTGCGGCATTGTTCCTTGTAATGTATACGAGGTAGAAATGTTTTTTATGCTTGCGTTTGTGAATAGGTGGTAATGAATGGCTCGACTAACTAGAGACCAGCGTTTTGCAAACGTTCACGCTAACGCGCTGGCAGAATTCGATCGTTGCCAGACAACCATGCGCGACGAACGCTTGCAGTGTTTGCAGGATAGACGCTTCTACTCTCTCGCTGGCGCACAATGGGAAGGCCCATTAGGTGAGCAGTTCGAGAACAAGCCGCGCTTCGAAGTAAACAAGATTGCTCTAAGCGTCATTCGCATCATCAATGAATACCGCAATAACCGCATTGGCGTTGACTTCGTTTCCAAAGACGGAACAGAGAACGACAAGCTATCAGCAACCTGCAATGGTCTCTATCGTGCGGATGAACGTGATAGCGGCGCTGAAGAAGCTTATGACAATGGTTTCGAGGAAGCAGTAGGCGGTGGCTTTGGTGCATGGCGCTTACGCACTGTTTATGAAGATGACGAAGACGATGAGAACGATCGTCAGCGCATCCGCATCGAGCCTATCTTTGACGCTGACAGCAGTGTTTTCTTTGACCTAGACGCCAAGCGCCAGGACAAAGCCGACGCTAAGTATTGCTTCGTTCTCTACAGCATGAGCTTCCAAGCTTACCGCGATGAGTTTAACGACGATCCAACCACATGGCCTAAAGACATTCAGCAGTCAGAGTTTGACTGGTGCACGCCTGACGTTGTGTATGTGGCTGAATACTATCGCGTTGAAGAAGTGCGCGAGACTGTTCGCATCTTCACAACGATAGACGGCGAAGAAGAACGCTACACGCAAGCTGACTTTGACGCTGACGAAACGCTTGAAGAAACCCTGATGGCTGTTGGCACTGTAGAAGTACGCCAGAAGCGCACCAAGCGCCGCAAGGTTCACAAGTATATCATGAGCGGTGGCGGCATCCTTGAGGACGCTGGCTACATTGCTGGCAAGAACATTCCGATCGTTCCTGTCTACGGCAAGCGTTGGTTCGTTGACAACGTAGAGCGTTGCATGGGCCAAGTGCGCCTAGCGAAAGACCCGCAGCGCCTGAAGAATATGCAGCTATCGAAGCTGGGCGAAATCAGCGCACTGTCATCTGTTGAAAAGCCAATCCTGTTGCCTGAGCAAGTTTCAGGTCACCAAGTGATGTGGGCGGAAGATAACCTCCGCAACTATCCTTATCTCCTGGTCAATCCTATCACTGGCCCTAATGGTGAGACTCAAGCTGCTGGGCCTGTTGCCTACACCAAGTCGCCACAGATTCCGCCAGCGATGGCTGCTCTTTTGCAGTTGACTGAGCAGGACATGGCTGAAATCCTTGGCAGCAATCAACAGGGCGACAAGATGGTTAGCAACATCAGCGGCAAAGCTGTTGAGCTAATCCAGACGCGCCTTGATATGCAATCGTTCATCTATATGACCAACATGGCTAAGGCTGTGCGTCGCTGTGGTGAGATATGGTTGTCAATGGCTAAGGACATCTACGTTGAAGAAAAGCGTAAGATGAAAACCATCGGCTCTATGGAGGAAATCTCCTCTGTTGAACTGATGAAGCCAGTTATTGACGCAGAGTCAGGCGAACTTGTTTACGAGAACGACCTAAGCAATGCGACCTTTGACGTTGCTGTAGACGTAGGCCCATCATTCAGCAGCCGCCGCGATGCGACTGTTCGTGCGCTTACAGGCATGATGCAAGTAACAACTGACCCGCAAACGCAGCAAGTCTTGCAGGCTATGGCTATCATGAACATGGACGGCGAAGGCATCGACGATGTTCGTGAATACTTCCGTAAGCAGCTTGTCCAGTTGGGCGTATTGCAGCCAACTGAAGAAGAACAGCAAGAAATGATGATGGCAATGCAGAACCAGCAGCCTGATCCGCAATCAGCTTATCTGATGGCAGAGGCAGGCAAGGCTGAAGCTTTGACCATTAAGGCGCAAGCCGACACTGAATACACGCTGGCACGCTCACAAGAAACGAGAGCTAAGACAGCAGAAACGCTATCGAACATTGACATCGATCAGCGCAAGTCTGCTATTGAGTCAGCGGAAAAGATTGGGGAAGCATTGCGATCCCAGACGAATGCGGTTCCACCCACCGCGCAATTTGGGTGAGTTGATGGGGTAGTATATGAAAACGGCAGCAATGGAGAATGACGAAGTATTAGACGCGATTGACATCGACACCACAGAAAATGAACAGTTTGACGATGAGAACTTTGCCATCGAAGATGTTCAAGAGGATGACGAAGAAGGCGACGAGGACGAAGTTGTAATATCCATAGGTGAGGAATCGCCACCTCAAGAGGAAGAAGTTCGTGCGCCAGCGTGGGTGCGTGAATTGCGTAAATCCAATCGGGAAAAAGAACGGAAGATACGCGAACTGGAAGCAAAGCTAAACGCTGCGCCAGCAACTGAGACCAAACCAGTTGCCTTGTCAGCAAAGCCGACGCTTGAAAGTTGCGATTACGATTCCGACGAGTACGAACAAAAGCTTGCTGAATGGTATGAGCAGAAACGCGAATACGATGCAGCCGAAGCCAGTGTTGCAGCCCAGCGAGATGCTGAAGCTAAGGCATGGCAGGATAAGCTTGATTCCTATGCGAAGGCGAAAGCCTCGTTGAAGGTGCGGGACTATGACGAAGCTGAAGCTACGGCTTTAGATACGTTTGACGTAACGCAGCAAGGAATCGTTCTGCAAGGCTCTGACAATCCCGCATTGCTAATTTATGCGATCGGCAGAAACGCAAAGCGTGCAAAAGAACTTGCCTCAATTAATGACCCCGTAAAGTTTGCCTTTGCGGTAGCTAAACTGGAGACTCAGTTGAAAGTAACAAACCGTAAGGCAGCCACCGCACCAGAGCGCACCATCAATTCCGGTGGTGGCCGTTTATCTGGTGCTATCGACTCAACACTTGAACGCTTACGCGCTGAAGCTTTGAAGACAGGCGATCTGTCAAAAGTCATGGCTTACAAGCGAAGCAAAAAAACTTGATTAAAGGAATGAATGATGGCGAATAGCTTTTCAAAAGAAGAAATTGTTGCTTTCGAGAACATTCTCGAAGGCTTCAATGATGCTTTGATTCTGTCAAAGAACATCAACGTATACAACACAAACGGCGTAACGATGGAGCGCGCACGCGACACCATCTGGCGTCCACAACCATACATTGCTCAGTCATTCGATCGTGTTATCGGCACTTCGATTGCTGGCGATGTTTCGACGATGACTCAGCTTTCTGTTCCATCGACGCTCGGTTTCAACAAGTGCTCTGCTTGGCAGATGGACGCCTTGGAACTGCGTGACGCGTTGCAAGAAGGCCGTCTTGGTGACTCCGCAAAGCAAAAGCTTGCTTCTGACATTAACCTTTCCGTTATGGATTTGGCTGCTGCTCAAGGCACGCTCGTTGTTGACGTTGCAACCCCTGCTGGCGACTATGATGACATCGCACTTTGCGACAGCATCATGAACGAACAGGGCGTTATGGCTGGCGATCGTTACCTCGCATTGTCGAGCCGCGATTATAACGGCATGGCAGGCAACTTGGCAGTAGCGACTCGTTCGTTCACTGGCAACAAGTCGGCTAATGCATATGAGCGTTCGTTCGTCGGTGAAGTCGCAAGCTTCCAGACCTACAAGCTCGACTATGCTAACCGTTGCGCTGCAAACTCGGCAACTGTCACCATCAACACCACTGGCGCTCAAGCTCAGTATGTTCCACAGGCGACAACCACTTCGACTGGCGGCATCCTAAACGTTGACAACCGTTACCAGACTGTAACTGTTTCATCGTCTACTGGTGTTGTTGCTGGTGACGCGTTCACCATCGACGGCATCGAAGCAGTCCACCACATCACGAAGCGTTCGACTGGCGAACTGAAGACCTTCCGCGTAATTGACGTCCCTGCTGGCGGCACTACGTTGGTAATCAGCCCTCCAATCATCGCAGCGACTGCTCCAGCAACTGATGCTGAACTGCAGTACAAGAACGTTGAATTGGTTGCAGCTTCTTCGGCTGCTCCGCTCAACTTCTTGAACGTTGCTGCTTCGAACATCAACCCATTCTGGCGCAAGGATTCGATCGAGCTGTTGCCTGGTCGTTATGCTGTTCCAGATGGCGCTGGCGTTGACGTAATGCGTGCATCGACAGATCAGGGCATCGAATTGGTCATGACCAAGAAGTTCGACCCACTGACCTTCCAGACGCTTTACACGCTGGACACACTGTATGGTGTGGTAATGACGAACCCAGAAATGGCTGGGATTCTGTTGTTCAACCAAACTTAATAAGACTGGGGAGGGCTTCGGCTCTCCCCTTTCATTTCCTGTAGGAGATAGTCAGATGCCACTTAAAAAAGGTTACAGCCGTTCAAGCATCGGCAAAAACATCAAGATGGAAGAAAAGGCTGGACGCCCTAGAAAGCAAGCCATTGCGATTGCTTTGAACGTAGCGAAGAAAGCTGCTATGAAGGCTGGCAAGCCAAGCAAGGCTCCTAAAGGGAAAAAGAAATGATGAAGCCAGGTCTCTATGCAAACATCAATGCCAAACGTAAGCGCATTGAAAGGCAGAAGGCTGCTGGCAAGACACCTGAGCGTATGCGTAAGGTAGGAAGCAAGGGCGCACCAACTGCTGCCGCTTTCAAGGAATCCGCAAAGACCGCAAAGCCAAAGAAGGCAAAAAAGAAATGACAGACTTTCCAACCATTCTCTATCGCACACCAGGCCCATTCAAGAAGCCTCGTGGCGGCACATATGCTACTCGCCCCGCTGCGGACAAAGAGGCATTTGACGCATTAATTGCGAAGGGTTGGTTCGCGTCTTACGAAGAAGCCAAGGACAGCAAAGCAGCCAAAAAGGTTGTTGCACCTGCAGAACCCGTTGAAGATGAGATTGATGAAGTCTCTGGCCCAACCCGTGAGGAGCTTGAGGCCAAGGCTAAAGAACTAAATGTATCGTATGATGGGCGAACTTCTGATAAGAAGCTAGCTGAACGCATTGCGAAGGCGTTGGAGGAATAAATGGGTTACAGCAAGCGCCAGTTCGTGTCCGCCGCCTTTGAAGAAATAGGTATGGCGGAATATGTGTTCGATCTACAGCCAGAGCAGCTACAGAGTGCGCTGAACCGCCTCGACGCTATGATGGCTGAGTGGAACGCTAAAGGACTGCGCTTAGGTTATTCAATGCCAAGCAGCCCACAGGATAGCGACTTAGACGAGCCTACCTTTGTGCCTGACAGCGCATGGGAAGCAATCATTACCAATCTAGCCATTCGCATTGCGCCTGGATATGGTAAGGCTGTGGCTCCGGACACTAAGACAACCGCTAAGGCTGCATACAACACGCTACTGCAAAGAGCCGCATTCCCGCTTGAACAGCAGCTACCTGAAACAATGCCGATCGGTCAGGGCAACAAACCTTGGCGCTGGGATAATCCTTTCGTCATGCTACCTGTCGATCCTGTTGACGCTGGGCCTGATGGCCCTATTGAATGGAGTTAAGTCATGCCTGCAATTAATCAGCTTCCTACCGTTACTCAGGTATCAGGTGGAGATCAGTTCCCGCTTTATGTAACCAGCCAAGGTGATGCGCGTCGTTGCTCTGTGACAACGATGATTACCTATATGGAAGCCAACTTTGATGCTGTCGTTGCAAATACAGTGCAAACAACACCATCGACTTTTGCCCAGCTTCCGAATCCTGTTGGCAACACTGGCGCACGCGCTTTTGTCACTGACGGCAGCACTGCGACATTCGGCGCAACTATTGCAGGCGGTGGTTCTAACTTCGTTCCCGTCTACAGCAATGGCACTGTGTGGAAAGTAGGCTAAGTTAAACTTAATTGATGGAGAATTGAAATGCCAATGATGGGTAAAAAGAAATCTGGTTATGAAGCGAAAGCTATGGGAATGGCGAAGAAGGCCGTTGCCAAAGCTGGCAAGACCATGAAGATGGCTAAGGCCAAAAAGAAAAAGTGAAAAAAGACTCGCGCCTCTCTCGCGCTGGCGTTTCCGGCTATAATAAACCCAAACGCACGCCTGACCATCCGAAGAAGTCTCACATTGTCGTTGCTAAAGTAGGCGACAAGATAAAGACCATTCGATTTGGACAGCAGGGCGCTAAGACTGCTGGATCGCCAAAGAAGGGCGAATCTGAAGCGATGAAGAAGAAGCGTGCATCTTTTAAGGCTAGGCACGCAAAGAACATAGCTAAAGGCAAGATGTCAGCAGCATTTTGGGCTGACAAGACTAAGTGGTGACAGATAGCGCAATTTACGCTAAGGAAACTAAAGGAGTTTATTATGGCTGATATTGAAACATTTGCACCCGCCTTTGGTCGTGGCTTTGCAGTAACACCTGGTAACACAACGGCGAGCACAACTTTGCCTGTATCTACCGAAACGCTTTGCATCACAAGCCGCAATTCGGTTGAGTGCTTTGTGCGCGTTGGGCCTGCTGGCGTTACGGCAACGACTGCTGATTACCTTGTTCCGCCGAATGGTCAGGTCACCATCTCCAAGTTCCGCGACTATGATACGATTGCTTACATCGCTCCTGCTGGCGGTGGTTCGCTTCACATCATTCCTGGCGAGGGCTTCTAATGTTCCTGCTGACGCGCTTGCGCTCACGCCTCCGTTATTTCAACACAGGCGGTGGCCCAGTGCTAGGCGCTTTGTTGCAAGAGAACGGCGACTTTCTATTACTTGAGGATGGCGGCTACATCCTCCTCTAACTTTGTCGGATAAAACATGGTTCAAATTCCGATAGTCAATGGAATCTACACGGACAATGGGCCGGACTTTCGTACGTCCTATCCTGTCAATATGATTCCAGTGCCAAAGAGTAATGGTATAAGCGAAGGCTTCTTGCGTCCTGCTGATGGCTTGGTGGCTAACGGCACTGGCCCTGGCATCGATCGTGGCGGCATTAACTGGAATGGCGTCTGTTATCGCGTGATGGGTTCTAAGCTTGTCACAGTGTCCAGCACAGGTGCGGTAACGATTCTGGGTGACGTTGGAAACAACGGTCAACTAGTGACGATGGACTACAGCTTCGATCGCTTGGCTATCGCATCTAACGAAGACCTGTTTTACTGGTCTCCCAGCCTTGGCCTTGTTCAAGTCACCGATCCTGACCTTGGAATCGTTCTGGATGTGGTTTGGGTAGATGGCTACTTCATGACCACTGACGGCGAGTTTCTTGTCGTTACGGAACTAAGCGACCCGACGCAGGTTAATCCCCTGAAATACGGTTCGTCTGAAATTGACCCAGATCCAGTTGTCGCGCTGCTGAAGCTTCGCAATGAGATATACGCGCTGAACCGGAACACCATTGAAGTCTTTGACAACGTAGGCGGTGACCTATTTCCGTTCCAGCGCATTGAGGGCGCTCAGGTTGAAAAGGGCGTTGTCGGCACTCATGCTTGCTGCGTCTATCTGGAGAGCATTGCCTTCCTTGGTAGCGGATTCAATGAAGCACCTGGCGTTTATCTTGGCGGCAATGCCAAAGCGAATAAAATCAGCACGCAAGAGATAGACCAAATCCTGCTTGAGTTTACTGAAGCACAACTGTCTACGGTCAAGCTGGAAGCGCGTAATGATAAGGCACACGAGCATCTATATATTCACTTGCCCGATCGCACGCTTGTGTTTGATGGCGCGGCCTCGCAGGACTTAGGCCAGCCAGTTTGGTTCACCCTGACAAGCAGCTTGGTTGGTTTGTCGAAGTATCGCGCACAGAACCTTGTGTATTGCTATGACAAGTGGCTGGTGGGCGACCCAACAGATGTAGCTGTAGGCTACATGGTCAGCGATATCTCAACCCATTACGGACAAAAAGTGCGCTGGGAGTTTGGCACAACGATTGTTTACAACGAAGGCCGTGGCGCAATCATTCAGAACCTTGAGTTGGTTGGTCTAACTGGTTCCGTTGCATATGGCATCGACCCAACAATCAACACTAGCTATTCAACTGATGGCGAAACGTGGAGCCAGCAGAAGTTCATTAAGGCTGGCACTACAGGACAGCGTGCAAAGCGTTTGGTGTGGTTCCAGCAGGGTTGGATGCGTAACTGGCGCATACAGCGATTCCAAGGAACGTCAGACGCGCATATGTCGTTTGCTAGACTAGAGGCGGCAATCGAGCCGTTAGCCTACTAATATGGTTCAGAGGCTCAATCTTACCCGCGACCAACTGGCATCGTTCTTGCAAGATCATGAACAGATTAAGCAGTTTGAATTGCTGTTTCAAGTTGTCAGCAATGAGGTGGCTCCCTTTAGCGTTACGGAAGCTACTATCTTGGCTGGAGACGCAGTGGCATCCGCAAACGAAGCACTATCCTCTATTGAGGTAATGAAGTCTTTATTGGAGTATCTTGATCGAGCGCCAGCATCGGCATCGCAAGAACAGGTCGCATCGTTGCAGGAACAGATTACGGCATTGCAACAGATGCCACCACCAAAAGAGTTTCGATCGCCTCGCTATGGTTCGTTTTACGACACGACATCACAGACAGCGGCGGCTATCAACACAGCCTACGCCATGACGTTCAACACTGTTGATTTGTCGGTAGGTGTCACTCGCGGCACGCCCACATCACGCATTTACGTAGACCGCCCTAACGTGTACAATGTGCAGTTTTCGGCGCAGGTGGATAAAACGTCCGGTGGCACCGCATTGGTCTGGGTATGGCTACGCAAGAATGGCGTCAACGTCCCTGACAGCGCAGGACAGATACGCATACAGGGTAATGACTCTGAAATTTTGGCTGCATGGAATTACGTCATCCAACTAAACGCTGGAGACTATATTGAATTAATGTGGGAAGTAGACGATACTTCTGTTATTTTGTTAGCTGAAGCGGCGTCTGCCGTACACCCTTCCGTTCCGTCAGTCATTTTGACGGTAACAGATAATATAAGTTCTTTGGAGACGTAATATGGCAGTTGCAACAAGAGTTCTGATTCCAGCAAAGACTGCGGAGAACGCGCAGACAACGCAATACACTGCGGTGAGCGTTACAACGGTCATCGACAAGTTTACGGCGACTAATTACAGCGCAACGGCTGCGACGATTAGCGTCAACCTTGTTACGGTATCTGGTAGCGCAGGTAATGACAACCTGATCGTCAAGACCAAAACGCTTCAGCCATCGGAAACCTATACGTTCCCTGAACTGGTCGGTCAGGTACTTGCGTCTGGTGGATTTATTTCAACTATTGCGGGAACGGCTACAGCCATCAACATCCGCGCATCTGGTCGGGAAATATCATAATGAAAAAGCCAGCATTTATTATCGAAGGTTTCGGTGGGCTTCGTGAAAGCGAACCATTCATCACGACTGCTGAGAACAAGAAGAACACCAAGATGGTCATTGATGACTGGATGCTTGGCCCTGAGAATCCCAGCAATGAGCGTGGCGCTAACCCTGAATACTGGTCAGCACTAGCTAATGCGTGGCAAGTAGACGAAGAAGAAGCTCGTCGCCGCCGCTGCTCCAACTGCGAATATTACGACAACAGCACCTTGACACAAGCTAAGATGGACAAGATACCTTGGAACGATTGGGATGTTGACGCTGGTTTCCGTGGCTATTGTCACAAATTCAGCTTTATTTGTCATGATCTTCGTGCTTGTCAAGCGTGGGAAGAACGAGAGTTTGAATTTGAAGATTGATTGTGTTATGGTTTAGCTACAGAGCGTTATCAAGCATCCTGTGGCTTACCATTTTAAGAGATTGAAATGACGGACAGTAACGCAGATTCCAATGCAGAACTAGCTTATCAAGGCAGGGTTTCTTTGCCTGTAATCCGTCATGCAACTATTGATGACGCTGAGCAGATTGCGTATTTGGGCTGCATATTCCATGAGCAGGCGTTCTGGGATGACATTCTAGAATATGACATAGACGATTGCATTGTGTCTTTGGAGGGCTTTATTGGTCAGCCTAATTTCATCTGCATGGTTGCTGAAGTCAACGGCAGATTCGTTTCATTTGGCTCTCTTGTTCTAAGCCCAGTATATTTCAACCACTCGCATATTTCGTGCGAAGAATTGTTTTGGTGGGCTGATCCTGAATCCAACTATCCTGGCATTGGCATGAAGTTGAAGAAGCAAATGGAAGAAGAAGCTAAAAAGCGTGGCGCTCTTTCTATACAGATGAAGTCAATCGACGCACTGAATGGCGATAGAATGTCCAACCTTTATATCCGCAATGGATACAGACCAAGCGAACACTCATTTATTAAGAGGCTAGTGTAATATGGCTATTGGAACAGCGGCAGCAATCGCCCTTGGCGTTGGCGCATTAGGTAGCGCGGCTATCGGTGCAAGTGCGGCAAGCAAGGCTGGCAAGGCTCAGGTAGCTGCAGCAGATGCTGGCGCAGCGGAGCAACGGGCTGCACGCGAAGAAATGCGCCGCTTGCTTGAGCCTTATGTTGCTGCTGGTGGCCCTGCTTTAGAGGCTCAGATGGGTGCGTTAGGACTTCGAGGCGCAGAAGCGCAGCAAGCTTATGTAGCGCAGCAAGAGCAAAGCCCAATCTTTCAGGCTTTAGCTCGTCAAGGCGAAGAAGCTATGCTGCAAAACGCTTCAGCAACTGGCGGACTTCGTGGCGGCAATGTTCAGGGTGCTTTAGCACAGTTCCGTCCAGCTTTGTTGAATCAATTCCTTGAACAACAATATGGTCGGCTTGGCGGCATGACAGCACTTGGTCAGCAATCTGCGGCTGGTGTTGGAACTGCTGGTATGCAATCTGCTGGTGCTATTGCCGATCTATTAGGACAAGCTGGTGCTGCAAGGGCTGGTTCTGCACTGGGTGTTGGTCAAGCTTTAAGTGGGCCATTTAATCTATTGTCAACGCTGGGCGGTATGTCTGCTTCTAAATCTATGGGCTACGCTCCACCACCTAGAGGCTTTTAAAGATGGTACAACCTTTCGATTACACACTGAAAACACCATCAACCACAGAGTCATTTCTGGCGGGTGTTCAGGCGATTCAAAATCAACAAAAGGCAATGGCTACACAGGCGGCTGCTGCAGCGTCTGCGCGAGCGGATCAGGCTAAAATTGATGAAGCAAATAACTTTAGAATACGCGCAAAAGAAGTTGCTAAAGACCCGTCGCCTGAAAAGCTGTCCGCATTGTACGCTGATTTTCCAACGTATGGCGTAGACATTGATAGGTTTTCAAAAAGTCTAGGTGAGGCTGACAAGCGCACATATGGAACAATCTTGCAACGCGCTATTATCGCAAAAGATAACGGGCAAAACGATCAGCAAGTTTCAACAATTTATGCACAGGGTGCAGAAGCAGCAAGGGCTTCGAACCGTCCAGACATAGCAGAGAAATTCGACGCTGCTGCTAAGATGGCGCTGAATCCAAATATGGATGATAACTTCGCAGCCCGTTCATTGCTGAATCAATTTGACCCAGACGCTTATAAAATTGCGTATGAGCAGAAGGAATATGAGGCTATTCCCAACATTGGTATTGTCCTTAAGTCTGATATTAACAAGGCTGTTGCCGCAGCAAAAGCTGCTGGTTCACCAACTGTTGATGTGCAGGCCATCATCCCTGAAGATGCTGCCGCTGATTTAAAGGCTGGTAAAGTTAGCCCCGCAGCATTTGATAGCGTATTTGGCAAAGGTGCTGCAAACAGAACTCTGCAAGCAGGAGGTCAGACGGCTACTCCGTCTGGTAACTTTCAAGGGCAGTAAGATTAACCCTATAAAGGATTTGGGTGCATTGGGCTTTGTTCCGACAAGTGGCTTTAGAACCCAAAGGCATCAAAATGCATTAAGGGCGCAAGGATTGACAACAACAAAGACGGGATCGCACCCTATTGGTGATGCATTAGATTTTATGCCACCAAGGGGTATGAAGACTTCTGAAGCAATGGCTTTAGTAAAACAAAAATACCCAGGAACTCGCGTTTCTGTTAGTAACAAAGGTGCATTGCATATAACCTTTCCTGGTTGGGGCAAGGCTCCTGACGTAAGTCGTTCTCGTGAAAGATATGGTGATTGATTATGGCTGAACCTGATGACAAAGCTTTCTTGAAAAAATATGGCGGCTATCAGCCAGAATCAAGAAGCGTGCCTGTTTCTACCATTAGGCCTATCATTGGCGGAGAATCTCCAGAGGAGGCGGCTGCTCGTCGTGCTGAAGAAGGCCGCAAAGTATCAGGTGAGACACGCGAAGAAGAACGCTTGCGTTTATCTCAAGAAGATGCCGAACGTGCCAATCGCCAAGAGCAGAAGGGTATTGAAACTGAAGGTCGAACAAAATTTGAATCACTTTTCTCAAAGTATGGGGCTGACCCTGCTGTAGTTAAGTATCAAAAGGTTCTGCCTATATTTGATACCATGGTCACGATTGCCAGCCGCGCTAACCCAAGCAAAGCTGATGACAATTTCTTAATTACGTTAGGTAGTAAAATCAAAGACCCTAGCACTGGCGTGTTGGGCGGAGAGTTTGAAACAACCAAGGATATTCAAACTTCGATTGATAGAACCATAACTGATTTGAAGGGTTTATATGATCCAGAATCTGGATTTGTATCTCCACAGGCTCGTCGCCAGTTTCTTATTGCAACAAGAGATTTGATTGCGTCCGACAGACGCGCATATGACTTTGCTCGTAATCGGTTTAAGCAACTTGCTATAGACCCGACTTACAATGTTAATCCAGACGCTGTTATCGGTGAAGATTTTGCTAACGCTTACAAAGACAGAATAAAAGAAAATTTCTTAAAGGTCATGGGCGCTGGCCCTGAAGCTGTTGATAAAGGCACTATTGATCTCAAGGTTGCTGAAGGCGACAGATTCGCAACGGACAGGGATATTGAAGTTGCCAGCATTCTTCAGGGTATGTGGCAAAGCGGAAAGTCCATTGATGAGCTTAACGCAAAATCAATCGAATTAACTGGTGGCGCTCCACTGGCTGAATCGACTATTAATGCTTTAAGAAACGACCCTAATCGCACGATTAGATGGACTCCTGCTCGTTCTGGCATTCGTGAAGGCTCCGCTTCTCAAATTGGCCTAGGCGAGGCTGCTGCTGCGTCTGCTATTCGTGGATATACTAGCAATCTTGGGGAAGAAATTCTTTCGATATTTTCTCCAGAAACTGCGTCAAAACTTCAGGCCGCTGGTGAGGCTGGCATGAAGGAATATCCTATAGTCTCGGCGCTTACTGAAATACCAAGCAGTATTTTTTCTCCAGTCAACAAACTTACAAAGTTTGTGCCTGGTGGCCCAGTAGTGCAGGACATTGTTGAAGGCACTATTTATGGCGGCGGCGAAGGTCGTCTTGATGCTAGTGCTTTAGAACGTGCTAAAACTGCTGCTAGTGGCGGTTTCTTGCAAAGCACATTCGGCGCTGCTGGCAGACGCTTTCTTCCAGGCGGAGCAACCCCTGAAGGCGCTGGCATACCTGAAGGTGAGTTCGTTAATGTCACGGGCGAAGTTCCCACTGGCATGACTCCTGATATTGGTATGGGCGGACAGGCGGCCCCATCTCCAACTACACTAGATATTCCAACTGGTGCTCCTGCTGGCGCTCCTGCTGGTATGGCTCCGCCTTCTGGCATGGCTCCACCCATCGCTGGCGAAGCGGTAGAAGATGTGGCACTTAATGTTGGCCGTGATGAGATAACCGCTATTGCTCGGAAGGCCGTTAGTCGTGGCCCTGGCGCGTCAAAAGCTCGCGCTGAACTTGCTGCTCTTGCAAAGATTGATCCAGAAGCGCAAGCCGCAGCGGATCGACTTGGCATTGAATTGCCTGTGGATGTTCTTGGCGAAAACGCACAGTTGCAAAGGCTGACTGGCTTAGATCGCGCACAGATAGGCTCGGACATAGAAACTGCGTGGCGCAAGACTTATGATGCAGCGGCTGAGAGAGCCTATGCTGTCATGGATGAGCTTGAGGCCGTTAAAGACATTTCTCAGGTCTCTAAAAATGTATTTGATAAACTTGAGACTGCAAACAAGGGGCTTGAAATTCAAGCTGATGATTTGCGGAAGCAAGTTAATGACGCCATTGATGTGAGCGGCAGAGTCGATGCAACTGCTATAAGAACATATTTGCAAGACCAAATACAAAAATTAGGTGGCGGCAAAGAAGGCTTGGCGTCACTTTCGTCAGAGGAGAAAAAGCTCTGGGCGATGGTATCAAAGGGCAATCCAACATATGAAGCTTTAGATAGCAAACGCGCCGAAATTGGTCGGGCAATGACTAAAAATGCTGGGCCTTGGGTAGATTCAAGCGAACGGCGCATCAAAGAGATTTATGCTAAACTTGCTGACGATCAGATGGGCTTCATTGAGTCCACTGCTGGTCGAGAGGTTGCCGATAAGCAACGCGCTGCAAATACGCTGTTCAAACAAATGTATGACGGACGGGCGCAAATGCAGGAGATTTTTGGGCGCAATCTGTCCAAAGACCTTGGGCCTCTTATCACAACAGCCATCACTCAAGGCGGTAAGGGCGGCGTAGAAGCTATCAATAAATTGCTTGAGAATATTCCAGCAGATATGCGTGGGACAGTCTTGACGTCTGGATTATTCAGCACAGCAACAGGCGCAAACGGCAGATTCAGCTTCACAAATTTTGCAAACACTTACGGCAAACTGCGTGAACAAAACCAGGTTTTTAAGCAGTTTGCTAAAGCCATTGGCCCTGAAGGCGTGAATCTGTTGAATGACTTCAGTGCCATTTCTCGACGCATCGCTGATGCTGAAGCTAATATAAGCAAAACAGGCGCATCTACGCAGTTAAATGCACTTAATGCCGAAAACCTTTTGCTCAAGATTGTTAAGGGGCTTGGTAGTGCTGGTGCTGCTGCGGGTGCAACAAGCATGATGGGCGCAGATTTGCTTATGACTGCTGGGACTGTGATTGCTGCCGCTGGTGGCCCTGCATTAGCTCAAAAGTTTGTTGGCAAAACTAATGCTGAAAAATTGCACGCACTTATGAAAAGCGATAACTTCCGTGAGCTTGCTGTCAGTGCGGCAACGGGCGAAGGTGTTGATCGCAACATCAATCGTCTAGTTGGAAGCAAAGAGTTCCGCGATTACGCCAAGCTAGTTGGTATTGACATGAAAGATGCCCGTAATTGGCTGAACTCTGCAATATCGAAGGGCGCAACGATTGCTGGAACTGAAATGATTAGCGAAAATCCAGAAGCTCCTCCAACTGTGGAAATGCCACAATGACCTTTCGCTGCAACATAATTTCGGCTATAAGCCCAAAGACGCAAGGGATTAAGTTCTAATGGCACTTACTCAAGTTACTGGCCCTTACCCAATATTCACCGATCTAGACGGCACGCCGCTGGATGACGGCTACCTGTATATCGGTGAGATTAACGAAGACCCTGAGCAGAATCCGATTCAGGTGTTCTTTGACGCCAACCTTACAATTCCTGCTACGCAGCCAATCCGCACAAGCAACGGCTATGCCTATCGTAACGGCACACCAGCCCTGCTTTACACTGCTGGCGAGTTCTCCATTACCATCCGTAACAAGCGCCAAGAGTTCGTTCTCTACAGTCCTGTAGGCTATGGATTCGATCCTGCGGCTGTATCTGCGTCTGTTGTCAAGAACGACTTTACTGGTGATGGCGTTGAGGTTGACTTCACACTTTCTGCCGCACCATCTACCATCCTAGCAACCAACGTTTTCATCAACGGCGTCTATCAGGAAAAGGATAGCTACACGCTTTCTGGTAACGTCATCACGTTCTCAATCGCTCCACCACTGAGTTCCAGCATTGAGATTATGACAAACGAAACAGGTGTCATTAATGCTGGTAACGCAACGGCTATTAGCTACACTGCAAGCCTCCCTGGTGCCACTACACAGACCGTTCAGACCAAACTAGAGCAATATGTATCTGTCAAAGATTTCGGTGCTGTTGGCGATGGCATAGCTGACGATACAGCAGCTATTCAGGCGGCTATGGCTACAGGCAAGCCTATTTATTTTCCCAAACCAGCAGATGCCTATACAACGTCAGAAACCATACGTTTTACATCGCCTGCTTTTTTGTTTGGCGATCCAGAAACGCGTATTAAATTGACGGCTGCTGATGTTGCAGTCGTTGAGTTTGACTACACCAATGGCGGCGCATTTTTTGATCACACAGGATCGATGGAAAACTTTGTGCTGGATGGTGACGGAAATGCACCTGACGGCCTTTCGCTCAAAGGCGTTATCTCTGCCAACTTCCCCAACATCCGCGTTACGAACGTAACTGGTGCAGGATTGCATTTGCACTGGGCGCAGTTGTGCTATTTTGAAAACTTCACTGTCAGCGACAATGTTGAAGCATTTACTACTATTCCGGTAAATGGCGTGCTGGCTGATACCGCATCTTGCTCTGCTAATACGTTCACAAACATCTGCATTGAAAAAGTATCTGGCGCAGGCATCAAAGGCGTTTCGCTAGTTAATTCTCTGTTCCTTAATGGAACCAGCGAAGGAAATGACACTACAGGTATTGAACTAGGGGAAACCCCTGCCGCTGCTTTGACTGCTATCGGCAATACTTTTGTCGGCATGGATTTAGAAGTTAATCCAACAGCAGACATAATTTGTTATGCAAGCGCCGGAAGCAATGATTTTATTGGCCTAAAAGCTGGTTATTTGTCTGGCGCAATCCAACTAAAGGCAGGAACAAACCGGAACTTTTTTAACGGTGGCGTGACAGGCGGATTTGCTATTGATGCAGGCGCTGACAACAATACAATTACAAGCGTGAGTTTGCTGGACACCGCTGATACCATTGTAGACGCTGGATCAGGAAATCGCATTAATGATGTGTATAACATCAGCACTCCAGTGCGTTTGCCTGATACCAAACTGTTTACGCGCACGACAGCACAAGTCGCTGCTGCTGGCTCTTATGCGATTAACTGCAAGACTGCTGACTATGTGGTGTTGGAGGCTCAAGGCTCCACGATGACCGTATCTGCGCCTACCAATGCTATCGACGGACAGGCTATCGACGTATCCATTTGGAACACTTCTGGCGGCGCGTTGACAGTCACATGGGATGCAGTATTCCGCACAAACGGATGGATTAACCCCGCTAACGGCGCAAACCGTTCAATTCGTTTTCGCTATAATTCTAGCTTTGGACGTTGGTATCCTATCGCCATGAGCCAAACTGATGTTGCTAACTAAGGATCGTACAGATGGCAGATAAAAAGATTTCCGCACTTACAGGTGCTTCAACACCATTAGCCGGAACTGAAGTTCTGCCTATCGTGCAGAGCGGCAGCACTGTTAAAGTTTCCGTTGCTAACCTGACTGCTGGGCGTACCACAGCAATGTCGCTACTTGACGTAGAAAACTCTGCTGGCGGCGGTGTTCTTGGCACGTTTAAGAGCAACTGGTCAAACACCAAAGTCGCTGTTGAAGGCGATGGCGCTACTGGCGCAGGTGTCCTGAACATTTCTAACGTAGCAGCTAGCGCCGCATTGCCGTTTAAGGTTAAACTAAACGGAACGGAAGTCATTGATGTAGACACCAGCGGAAACGCGAAAGCCACCATAGGTAACTTCGTAATCGGCACTGCTGGCAAAGGCATCGTGGACTCAACAGGCACCACCAGCCTACAATTTACAAGCCTTCAAGTGGCTTCTAATAAACAAATCGTAGCGCCATCGGTTGTCACAGCTACTGGAAATACTGCATCTACACCCACGGCAACTCCAGTAACATTATTTACGCCAAGCGGCGACGGCGTATGGATTGTTAACGCGCTAGTGACGTTAACGGGAGCGCCAGCAGCATACATAACAAGTTCAATGATAAAGGCTTCTGGTGGCGTTTTAGCGGCAACGGCAATATCTACTGCTACAAATATGAGTATATCGGTTAGCGGCGCAAATGTGCAAGCAACTCAAACTTCTGGCGGCAATCAAGTTATTGCTTTTTCATATATTAGATTATTTTAATAAGGACGGAACATGAGCCTAACCAAAGCCACATATTCAATGATTGAGGGCGCAGTTGCCAATGTGCTTGATTACGGTGCTGTTGGCGATGGCGTGGCTAATGATACGGCTGCTATTCTGGCTGCTATTGCAACTGGAGCGGGAGGCATATTTCTACCCGACGGATCGTACAAAATAACTAGTAAAATTACTTTAGGCTCTGGGCAAACATTATACGGCTCAAATCCAGATAGTGTTTTTCTTATTCATGCGTTTAACGGCGACATGATTGAAATATCAGAAAAAGCGCAACTTCTTAACATCACTTTTACAGGTCAAGGCGCTACATTTACAGGCCAAGGTCTAGTAATGACGAGCACAAACGGCAGACAATATGTTGAAAACTGCTATTTTCTTGATTTTGCAGGTGCTGCTATATATTTTGAAAAAGCAGCAGGTTCACAATCTTGTTTTGTGAATGTTAAAGGTACAAGAGTAGGCGCTGTTTATCCAGCTACTGACTATTGTGTTGTAGTGGAAGATGACGGATTTTTTGCCACCGCCGCACCTAGAACCTTTTATAATTATATGTCTAGTGGGTTTACTGCTTTTTCGTTTGGGAGCTGCAATGGATTCAGTGTAATCGGCGGTTATATAGGGGACTGCGAATTTACCGATGACTCTAGGGATGTTCTTTTTTCTGGGGTGCGCGTAGCATATCTAGGCACTTTTGATATAAAAGGCGGCAACCATGCTTTTTCATCTTGTAATTTTGGTGGAGCCTCGCCTGAAACAGTAATTACTTCTGGCAGCGCGATTACGATTGAAGGCTGTTCGTTTAACTACCCGCCTGTTTTAGACTCATCGGCTTTTGGGGTAAACCTTATATCGTGCCCCTCCGTTAGCTATACCCCCGTCATAACAACTGACGGAACAGCGCCAAGTTTAGGTAACGGCACTATTTCAGGCAACGTTGCCAGAAGTGGGTCTGTAGTTACAGTAAGTATCGAACTAACTTTAGGGTCTACAACAACGTTAGGCACGGGCGAAATTCGGTTTTCTCTACCTACATTTTACCCAAATAGAAATGGTTTAACGACCGTAAACGGGACTTGCGTATTAAATAAGTCCCCAACACTTTATACTGCTTTAGCGCAATGTATTTCCGTAAGCCAATATGTTCGTATGGTTTCTTGTACTAACTCCGGCGTAATAACAGCTACGTCCCCTGCAACATGGGCTGTTGGCGATATATTTAGGCTTCAATTTTCGTACTTAGCATAAGTAGCGTAACAAGATTGCCAGACTGCATCAAATGAGTGAGACAACATGAACACGATTGACGCAACACAAGCACAACTCAACACGCATGAAGAAGTCTGTGCATTTAGATACGAAAGCATCTGCGCCAGGATGAAGCGCCTAGAAAGCGTTGGCATTGGCGCTTGCGGAACCATCATTGTGTTGCTGATCGGCATACTAGTAAGCGTGCTGCAAAAGGGTGTTGTGTGAGCACTGCGATTCCAGAGTGGATGCAGACAGCTAATTGCTGGATTGGATTGCGCGAAGTTATAGGGCCTGGTCACAACAAGATTATACTTGGATGGCTTGAAAAGCTGAATGCTTGGTGGCGCAATGATGAAGCACCTTGGTGCGGTGTCTTTGTCGCTCACTGCATAAAAGAAGCTGGGTTGCCTTATCCTAAGATGTATATGCGTGCAAAGGCATGGGCTGATTATGGCTCATTGCTGCGCCGCGATCGACTAGCGCCTGGAGCAATCTTGGTCTTTGATCGCGCTGGTGGTGGACACGTTGGCTTTTATGTTGGCGAGGACGCTGGGCATTATTTTGTTCTTGGCGGCAATCAGGGTAATGCTGTAAATGTCATGAAGCTAGGCAAGACAAGATTGGTTGCTTCACGATGGCCTAAGGGTGAGCCTGTAATTGGAAAGCCTGTATATATGAAGGGTGGGAAAGTTTCCACCAATGAAGCGTAAAGGAAAATGACATGAATAAGGAACAATTGTTTGGAATCGTTCGTACAGTGGCTGCGGCTGGCTTTGGCTATCTGGCAGGAAAAGGCCTTATCGATGGCGCAACGGTTGATGCGCTGGCTGCTGCCGTAGCTACCATTGGCGTTGCTGTTTGGTCTGTTTTCAGCAAGCAACCTGTAGCTGAGTCCGCAGAGTAATGAAGTTCCTGATGCTCTTGCTGGGTGTTCTGGACAAGCTGTTGGGAGCTTGGGCAGAGCATCGTTGGAAGCGGCAAGGGCGTCAGGAAACAATCAAAGAAATAAATGAGGCCATCAATGAGCAAATTGCATTGGGTGAAGCCGCCATTATTACTCCTGATCCTGAGCGCACTGAGCGGCTGCGCGACCGTTTCGACCGTTCCCGTAAATAGTTATTGCGCTATTGCGAAACCCATCACCTATGACACAACAAAAGACACGCCTGAAACTGTGGCAGAAATAGAGCTACATAATGGCGTCTTCACGTGTCTCTGCGAGGATGATTGTCCGAAAGGCAAGTAAATGCCATCGACCATAACGATAGACGAAAATCTGTACAGGTATTGCACGCCTCGTCAGAAGCAAGTTCTTGAGGCCATAGATCGGCTAGGCAGTGCCAGGGCAGCAGCCACTGAGCTAGGCATGAACATTGGCGGCGCAAGCGAGACTTATGTTGCGGTAAAGCGCAAGGCTGCAAAATTCGGCTATGCGCCTGAGCATGACTTCACTCGACCTGTGCCTGATGGCTATGTAGCTAAGGGCGTCAGCACCTATTACAACGCTGAAGGCAAACCAGCGGGGCAATGGGTAAAGGCATCACTAAGCCATGAGGCTCTTGTGGATGCCATGAGAGAGGCAGTTGAGGGCTTTAAGGACGAGATACCGCCTGTGGTATCAATTGCTGCTCCAGTGGCTTCTGAGGAGCATCTGTGCAACCTTTATACGTTCACTGATTACCACCTTGGAATGCTGGCATGGCATCAAGAGGGCGGAAGCGATTGGAACATATCTATCGCAGAGCGCACCATCATCGCTGCACTGCAACAAATGATAGAACAAAGTCCAAAGGCTCACACCGCAGTTATTAACATCCAAGGCGACTTTCTGCATACAGACGGCAAGACACCAGTAACTCCAGCGTCAAAGCACGTTCTGGATGCTGACAGCCGTTTCCCAAAGATACGCAAGTCTGCAATCCGCGTCATTCGATCGCTGGTAACAATGTCATTGCTTCGCCATCAGGAAGTGCATCTGATTATAGCTGAAGGCAATCACGACGAAGAAGCAAGCGGCTGGCTAGCTGATTTGTTTTCGGTGCATTACGAAGAAGAACCCCGCGTCACTGTCAACGATAGCGTCCTACCATTCTATGTGTTTGAATGGGGCAGCACTATGCTGGGAATCCATCATGGTCATAAAGTCAAGAACGAGAGCCTACCGCTTCTTTTTG